ATGACTGGCAATCCACAACAGATTCTATTGTTGGAATGTTTGATTAGGATGATTTGTCCTCGATGTCATCGCGGATTCAAATCCTCCTGGACACCTCATCCTAAGAAGTGTGCAAAATGTTGCAGACTCGCGAGAGAACGCCTTAATCCGGAAAAACCTGGAGTCGGTTTCCGGTAATAAATCCCGTCTGCAGTAGATGAAATTCGCCTGATACCGGAATCAAGACTGCGAAGTCTCTTTGATGATTGAGATTATTGCTTCGTGATCGTCGAGCAAAACCATTTGACACTCCAGGAGATAATTGTAAGTGCCATTATCAGAGAGGAAGAAACTCATAAACATATCTCGATTGATAATATGATCGGGATCCAGGAACTCACCGTGGATCTCAGCCGAACCATTTCCAACAGTCCAAGCAAATTGTCGATTGTCTCCAGCATTTGAAAGTGTTCCAGAGGAAACCGTATCATAACTTAGAATCGCATTGAAGACATCAGTAGGATCAACAGCCCAAACTTGAAACCTTCTCACGATTAACCCATAGTTGATGAGTCCATCTGCAACAATCAGATTCTTTCGTGCGACGCCACCAGTGACTTCGATCTGTCCTCGAAGAGTTCTTAACCTGGTATTCTTCATTTCATTGCCCTCCTTGCATCAGCATGAGCGGCTTTCATGCACTTGGCGGAAGTACAACCCTTTTTCCAATCTCCATTTTTCTTGGTCATCTTTGCTTTCTGGCGTTTGAATGCTTTGCCAAATGCTCTATTATATGCAGATACAGCCCTTCGACCTTTTTTCTTGCCTTTGACCATGTCTGCTGTGCCTACCGCTGTACCCTCAACGAAGGCCTGCAATGCAGGGGCTGGAATTCGGGAGATTTGTGCAGTTCCTTCCAGAAGTGTATCACCTAGAGCGTAAAGAAGGCGAGCCATTTGAGCATTAGAAGCCATATAAACCAACTCATTGTTGGCTTAATGCTAAGGCCATACTAGCGGCGGCAGTCATTGTCTCTACCGTACATTCTAAAATGATCGATACATCGCAAGCATAAGTGAAAGTCGAAGAGTTTTGTCCAGACAATTGAATTGATTCGACAGCGATCAGATAACCATTTGACCAATGTTGCGGTGCGACATCTAGATCATGACTCAGAAAGGTGACAGTATTACCAACGACACTGGAGTTCGATGCCAGGAGAGCCCCTGTCGAGATAATAGTTCGATTAGAAGCATTGACCATTGCTGTTTGGTTCTGAGTAGTTAATTGCCATGAAGTGAGACCCTCATCGTTTCCAGCAGTTAGGAGAGGCGCTTGATTAGTTCCGTAAGTGTATTGAATGGCTACATTGTGAACTCGAAGGACAGTCTTCCCCAGGGCATCAACGAAAGAACCTAGATCAATCGTAGTAGTGTCAAATGTTCCATTAGCATCTAGTGCTAGTTCTGCTCGTATGAAGAATGAATCGCTTCTCGCCATACCAGTGGCTAAGGCTACTCGGTGTATAAAGTAAACTTAGTGTACCCATGCACATCACTTCAAATCTTCTTTAGGGTGAGGCACTACTACTTACCATCCATCCCCGCCCACCTCCTCATTATTTTACCTCCCTTATAGCAATGCAAGTGAGTTATCTACACCGATGGGCGGTAAGTATATACCAAAACGATACTTCGGAAGGGGTGAGGGCATACAATGAAAGTGCAAAAAATAGTAAGTTTAGACGAAAAAACGATGAGAATTAGCCAGAGAATGGAGAATTTTAGCAAATGGGTACGGATTGGGCTACTCAATTACGATCATGGGATAGATGCAACATCTCAATTGATGGAGGAAACACAACAAAAAGCCACATGGGCCAAGGTTTCAAGTCTTTTGGCCTCTGCAATGGTTGAGAAGTATATCGAACACGAACCAGAATACAAAGGAACACCCGCCGAACTGATCCACAAAGCGATAAAAGAAGTCAAGAAACAAAAGACTCTGGAGGAATTTGAATGATTTGTGAATGTTGCTTGGCTGATTTAACCAACAAACCAAATTATGCTACATTATTGGTCAACAGAGAAGGGGTAGTCTTCACCTGGATCTATTGTGATGTCCATTGCTTGGCTAATGACTGGCAATCCACAACAGATTCTATTGTTGGAATGTTTGATTAGGATGATTTGTCCTCGATGTCATCGCGGATTCAAATCCTCCTGGACACCTCATCCTAAGAAGTGTGCAAAATGTTGCAGACTCGCGAGAGAACGCCTT